ACGACGTGCGTCGCGGCTTCACCTACGGCGGTATCACCTTCGAGGAGTACCGGGGTCAGGCCACCGATACCAGCGGAACCGCACGCCGTTTCATCGCCGCTGGCGAGGCTCATGCCTTCCCGCTGGGCACCATCGACACCTTCGGCACCTACTTCGCACCGGCGGATTTCAACGAAACCGTCAACACGGTCGGCCAGCCGCTGTACGCCAAGCAGGAGCCGCGCAAGTTCGACCGGGGCACCGATCTGCACACGCAGTCCAACCCGCTGCCGATGTGCCATCGTCCGGGTGTGCTGGTGAAGTTGACGGTGGCGTGATGAGTCTCGTCGAGCAGATCTACGAATCGGCCGCCAATGCCGGGCTCTTGAAGGACTGCCTCTGGCGTCCTTCGGACGGCACGACAGCGCAGCGCCACCCGGTTGGCTTCGCCGCTCCGGACGACACCGTGTTCGACGGCCTGGCCTCGACCACCGACTATCAGATGTCGTATCCGGCCTCGGTGTTCCTGGGGCTGGTTCCGCGCGAGGCGGTCGAGATCGATGGCGTGATCTATCAGGTGCGTAGCACCCGGGCCGTGGGCGACGGCTCGGAGATGCGCGCACAGCTCACCCGGGTGTAGTGCCGTGTCCGGCAACTCGATCCGCGAACAGATTCTGCTCGCGGTGATGGCGGCTGTCCGCACGCCGGTGGAATCGCTCGGTGCCACGCTACACCGCTCGCCCACGGTGGCCATCAGCCGGGAGCAATGCCCGGCGCTGGTGGTGTTTCCCGAGTCGGAATCCATCACCGAGCGTGCCAACGACCGCGTGACGCGTGAGCTCACGGTGCGTCTCGTCGCGCTGGCCCGCGCGGTGCCTCCCGCCATTCCGGAAACCGAAGCCGACCGGCTGCTCACCGCCGCCCACGCCGCGCTGCTGGCCGACCGGAATCTGGGTGGCCTTGCCTTGGGCATCCGCGAGCAGGAATGCGAGTGGGACGTCGAGGACGCCGATGCCGTGGCCGCCACGATTCCGGCGCGCTATGCGATCACTTACCGGACGCTCGACACCGATCTTTCAGCCAAAGGATGACCCCCATGACTTCCATCGTTCTGACTCAGCTGCACACCCACGCGGGCCAAGCCCACAAGGCGGGCGAACGGCTCGATGTGGATGGCAGCACCGCCGACTGGCTCATCGCCAACGGCATCGCCCGCCACGACCGCCAGCCCGTACCCGAGACCCAGCCGCAAGGCGACGGTACACCCATTGAGCCCATCCGACCCATCACCACCCAACGTAAGGAATCCAAATCATGAGCACCTACGCCAGTTTTCAGGGCCGCGTCTTCCTCGGCAAGCGCGACGAATCCGGCCTGCCCATCGAAGTGCGCTCGCCCGGGAACGTCGCCGAGCTCAAGCTCTCGCTCAAGACCGACGTGCTGGAGCATTACGAGAGCCAGACCGGCCAGCGCTCGCTCGACCACCGGATGGTCAAGCAAAAGTCGGCCACCGTGAACCTCACCATCGAGGAGTTCACCAAGGAAAACCTCGCCCTGGCGCTGTACGGCAACCACGTCACCGGCAGCACCGGCACGGTGACCGCCGAACCCATCGGCGGCGCGGCTCCGGTGGTCGGCGACCGCTACTTCTTCGCGCACCCCAAGGTGTCGGCACTGGTGGTGACCGACTCGGCGGGCACGCCCGCGACGCTGACCGCAGGCACGCACTACACCGCCGACACCGACTTCGGTGCCCTCCAGTTTCTGGATATCACCGGCTTCACCGCACCGTTCAAGGCCGCCTACAGCTACGGCGTCGCCACCGAGATCGGCATCTTCACGCAGGCGCTGCCCGAGCGCTACCTGCGCCTGGAAGGCATCAACACCGCGCAGGGCAACGCCAAGGTGCTGGTCGAGCTCTACCGCGTGGCCTTCGATCCCTTGAAGGAAATCTCCTTCATTTCGGACGAGTACAACAAGTTCGAGCTGGAAGGCTCGCTCCTGGCCGACACCACCAAGCCTTATGACACGGTGCTTGGCCAGTTCGGCCGCATCGTGCAACTGTGATGGGGACTGCCATGAGCGATCTGGAAACCCTCATCCCGCAAGCGGTGGAGCTGGTCATCGACGGGGAGCCGTTGGCTATCAAGCCACTCAAGGTCGGCCAGATGCCCGCCTTCCTGCGCGCGATCACGCCGGTGATGCAGCAGATCGGCGGCGATGGTATCGACTGGCTGGCCCTGTTCGGCGAGCGCGGCGACGACTTACTGACGGCAGTGTCCATCGCCGTCGGCAAGCCCCGCGCGTGGGTCGACGCACTCGATGCCGACCAGGCCATCCTGTTGGCGGCCAAGGTGCTTGAGGTCAACGCCGATTTTTTTACCCGGACGGTGATGCCCCGGCTCGACGGGCTGATCGCGCGGACGGGCGCGACGGCAGCAATGGCCACGGGTGGTTCGACACCGTCCAGCACCTGATCGCCCACGGCCACCGATTGCCGGACATCCTCGACTACACCTTGGCGCAGGTGCGTGGCTTCGCCGCCGCCACCGCGCGTGAGGACGCCGCACGCGATGCCCGGCTGCTCTCGCTGATCGCCATCGGCGCACGCGGCGACTCGCGTCACCTCGACCAGAGCTTAGACAGGCTCCAAAACCATGCGCATCTCGGTTCGCATCGATAGCAAGGCCGCGCAGGCGCAGTTGCGCCGCTGGGGCGGCGAGTTCCGCGAGAAGGTCCAGAAGGTAGTCGCGCGCGGCATCGCCAGTGAGGCCGCCGAACTCAAGCAGGACGTGCGTAGCCACGTCGCGGGCCAGATGACGGTGGTCAAGAAGTCCTTCGTCAAGGGCTTCACTGCCAAGGTGCTCGACAAGGACAAGAACCGGCTGCCTGCGCTCTACGTCGGCTCGCGCATCCCGTGGTCGGGCATCCACGAGCGTGGCGGCGTCATTGGGGGCCGGATGCTGATCCCGCTGCACGGGCGCGTGGGCCGCAAGCGCTTCAAGGCGCAGATCGCCGAGTTGATGCGCGGTGGCAATGCCTATTTCATCAAGAACGCCAAGGGGAACATCGTGCTGATGGCCGAGAACATCAAGGAACACGACCGGCCACTGTCGGGCTTCAAGCGCCGCTACCGCAAGGCCGAGGGCGTCAAGCGCCTCAAGCGCGGCGCGGACGTGCCCATTGCCGTGCTGGTGCCGCGCGTGCAGCTCAAGAAGCGTCTGAACGTCGAACGCATCGTCGCAGGGCGCATCCCGCGCCTCTCCGCCCGCATCGAGAAGCAATTGCGGCTGGTGGACTGAAGATGGCGAACCGAATTTCCATCCTCGTTGCGCTCGAAGGGGCCGATGAGGGGCTCAAACGCGCCTTCACCTCTGCCGAGCGCAGCCTCGGCGAGTTTGGCTCGAACGCCAAGACCGCTGGCGACAAGGCCGCCGCTGGGATGGCCGAGGTCAAGGCCGGGATGAACGCCTTCGGCGATCAGGTCGCCAAGGCCAAGACGCAGTTGCTGGCCTTCCTCACCCTCAACTGGGCGGCGGGCAAGGTGCAGGAGATCGTCCAGATCGCCGACGCCTGGAACATGATGTCCGCGCGCCTGAAGCTCGCCACCGCAGGCCAGCGCGAATACACGGTCGCGCAGAAGGAGTTGTTCGCCATCGCGCAGCGCATCGGCGTGCCGATCCAGGAAACCGCCACGCTCTACGGCAAGCTCCAGCAGGCCGTGCGGATGCTGGGTGGCGAGCAGCAGGATGCCCTCTCGCTCACCGAAAGCATCTCGCAAGCACTACGCATCTCGGGCGCATCGGCCACCGAGGCGCAGTCCTCCCTGCTGCAGTTCGGGCAGGCGCTGGCCTCGGGCGTGCTGCGCGGCGAGGAATTCAACTCCGTCGTCGAGAACAGCCCGCGTCTGGCCAAGGCGCTCGCCGATGGTCTGAACGTGCCCATCGGACGGCTGAGGAAGCTCGCCGAAGAAGGGCGGCTCACCGCCGACGTGGTGGTCAACGCGCTGATGAGTCAGAAGGACAAGCTGGCCGCCGAGTACGCGCAGTTGCCGGTGACCGTCAGCCAGGCTTTCACGCGCCTGTCGAACGCCTTCGGCCAGTGGATCAGCAAACTTGACGAATCGACCGGCTTCACCAAGAAGCTCGCCGAGGCGCTGACGTGGCTGTCGGAGAACCTGGACACGGTGATGAAGTGGCTGGGGCGCATCGCCGAGGTCGGCCTCGCGGTGCTGGTCTACCGCCTGATCCCGGCGCTGATCATCGCGTGGCAGACGGCGGGGGCGGCAGCGGTGACAGCCGCCAGCACCACGGCGGCGGCGTGGGCAACGGCCAACCTGTCGTTGTCGAACGCCATCGCCACGGTCGGCAAGCTGCGCGTGGCCCTCGGCGTGCTCGGCGCGGCCATCATCGGCTGGGAGATCGGGACGTGGCTGTCGGAAAAGTTCGAGATCGTCCGCAAGGCGGGCATTTTCATGGTCGAGGTGCTGATGAAGGGCATCGAGCACCTGCGCTTCCAGTGGGAGGTGTTCGCCGCCATCTTCACCTCCGACACCATCGCCGAAGCCACCAAGCGCCACGAACAGCGGCTCGCGGAGATGAATCGCATCTTCGCCGAGATGTACGCCGACGCCACCGAAGGTGCGAACGCAGCCAAAGGCGCGATGAACACCGCTGCGACTGCTGCCGAGGAAATCGCCAAGCGGCTCGAAGCCGTGCGCCAGGGCACACAGGAAGCGGTCGGGCGTGGCATCGAGGCGGTGCACGCCGCGCTGGAAAAGCTCAAGTCCCGGCTCGGCGAGGTCGAACAGGCCGTCGGCAAGGCCCAAGTTGTGGTCAACGACGCCACCGCCAAGATGGCCGAAGCCTACAAGGGGCTGACGTCCATCGTCGAGGCCAGCCTCGCCCAGCAGGTGCAGGCGGTGAAGAACCGCTACGACCTGGAGAGGCGGAACTGGATCGCACCCAGCAATCCGAAACCGCCAGGATCACCAAGTCCACGCAGCTGCTCACCGAGGCACTGACGCAGCAGGCGACCCTGCGCCGTCAGGCCACGACCGAGACGCTCGGTCTGATCGATCAGGAAACGCAGGCGCGCAAGCAGGCCGCCGCCCGGCAAGGCCAGACCGAGGAGGAGCGCCGGGCCAACGTGCAGCGTGTCGAGAACGACATCCTCGCCACCAAGCGCCAGACCCTGGCGCAGGCGCTCTCCGAGTACCGCCAGCACATCGACGCCCTCAACGCCGAAGCCAACCGGCATCTGGCGGAAGTGCAGCGCATCGAGGAAGCCAAGCGCCAGTTGTCGATGTCCACGGAGGAGCGCATCCGCGATATCCGCCGTCAGGGTATGACGGAGTACGAGGCCACCGAGGATCGCAAGCGCCAGATCGCCGAGATGCAGGAACAGGCGCGTCGCGCGCTGGCCAACGGCGAGTTGGAGCTTGCTCGCCAGCTCGCGCAGAAGGCGATGGACATGGCCGCGCAGGTGGCCACCAGCCAGACCAACGAGGCCAAGCGCGGCGAGGAGGCGCGCAAACAGTCCGAGCAAGCGGTGTCTCAGGTCACGCAGCTGGAAGCACAGTCGCGCGAGGCATACCGCAGGCAGGAGTACCAGCAGGCCACCGATTTGATGCGGCAAGCCGATCAGTTGCGCGCGGAACTGGCGCAGAAGGCCAAGGATGCCGACGTGCAGGCCGCGCAGGGCAAACAGGGCGTGCGCGATGCCATCGACCGCATCCGCCAGTCCGAGGAGATTCTCAACCAGACGCTGGATGCCGAGGCCAAGGCGCACCAGACGGCGGCACGCTCGGCAATCACGGCGCGCGATGAGATTCAGCGGACGCTGACCGAGACCACGCGCCAGATCGACGACATCACGGCCAAGCTCAAGGACGGGCTGAAAGTCACGCTTGACGCCGACACCACGCGCTTCGACAAGGCCATCGCTGATCTGGACAAGGCGCTGGCCGAAAAGGAATACCTGCTCCAGATCCAGGCCGATCTGCAGGAAGCGGAGAAGAAGCTCAAGGAATACGAGCAGTTGCTCAAAGAAGGCAAGACGCTGCCGGTCGATGCCGATGTGTCCAAGGCCAAGGAGGCACTGGATAAGCTCAAGACCTACGCCGACCAAAACGCGCAGTTCGAGCTGAAGGTGGCGACCGAGAAGGCGCAGGCGGCGATCACCAATGTCGAGGGGATGATCAAGGCGCTGGATCGCATCCAGACCGAGTCGCAGCATCAGGTGGCCAGCAACGTCGGTGCGGTACGCGCGGAAATCGACAGCCTCAACGGGCGCAATACTTCCAGCACCCACACCATCTACGTGACCAAGGTGGAAACCAATGCCACTGGCGGTCTGGTGGGTGGCGTGCGGCGGTTTACCGACGGCGGTGCGGTGGCTTCGGCCTTTCCCCGGATGAGCGGTGGCTCGGTGCCCGGCTCGGGCCACCACGACACCGTGCCGCGCACCCTGGATGCCGGGGCCTTCGTGATCCGCAAGGCGGCGGTGCAGAAGTACGGCAGCGGCGCGCTCTCGCGTCTGGCCAATGGCGTCGCCCACTTCGCGGTCGGTGGGCGTGTTGCCTCGTTGGGCGGTATCGGCTCCACAGGCTCCGATCCCAACGACAAGCCGAGCAGGCCCAAGAAGAACCGCGAAGCGTTCGAGGCGCTCAAGATGATCGACCTCGGCCTGCAGGGGATGAACGAGTACACGAGCTGGCTGCAGTGGAACTACGGCGCATCGGTCAGTCTGGATATGCGCAGCAAGACGATGGACAACTACGGCAAGCAGGCGCAGCAGGATCGCCGCACGCTGGAAGACTTCATCGGCCGCAAGACGCTGACCGGCAACGAGCGCCAGAACCTCGAACGCATCAAGCAGACGTGGCGGCAGGCGATGGCCCAGCCGCTGCTCTGGGGTAAAGACCTGGAGCGCGAGCTGATCGACTACATGGAGCAAAACCAGGGCGAGTTTTACCGGCGCGGTGGCTTGGCGAAATCCGACACCGTCCCGGCGATGCTCACCCCGGGCGAGTTCGTCGTGAACCGGCAGGCAGTCGCCCGCTACGGCGCTGGCTTCTTCGAGGCCATCAACAACCTGAGCGCTCCGGCGCAGGCACTGGCGGGACGCGCGCTGGCAGGCATTCAGGGCTTTGCCTCGGGCGGTCTGGTGCAGCCCGCAAGCCGCAGCCTGCCGCGTCCCTCGCTGCCCGATAGCGCGCCGACGCGCACCGTGCGCGTGGAGCTGTCCTCGGGACAGCAGAAGGTCAACGCAACGGTCGATGCGCGCGACGAAGCGCGACTGCTGCAACTGCTGGACGCCGCTCGCGCCCGCACGTCCTGAAGGTTTTCCGATGCAACTGAAGAACCTCGACACCGGGGTGGCTCTGCCATTGCCGGACGACTTGCTCTGGAGCGACGAGCACGCGTGGTCGCCTGCTGTCGCCAATGCGTCCTACCTGATCACCGGGGCCTTGCTGATCCAGTCGGCCACCCGGCAGGCAGGTCGGCCGATCACTCTGGTGGGAGCACCCGATATGGCCTGGGTGACGCGTGCCGCCGTCGAGCAGTTGCGCGCGTGGGCGGCGATTCCGGTGGGCGGCAGCACAGGCCGCTTCGAACTGACTTTCGCCGATGGCCGGGTCTTCACGGTCGCTTTCCGCCACCAGGAGGTCGCCATCGAGGCCGAACCCGTGCTGGGCATCCCGGCGCGATCCGGCAACGACTTTTACCGCCTGACCCTTCGATTTTTGGAGATTGCCTGATGCCAATTCAATCTGGCGACGTGAAGCTGCTCAAGTCCGCCGTGATGGCGGACGTACCCGAAGGCGGCGGCGCGCCCACGGGCCTCGTGATTGCCGATGGCGTATCGAACGCCATCTTCCCCGACATCTCCGAGCTGGATCGCGCCGGAGGCCGTGTCAACCTGCGCAAGAGCTTCGTGCAAGTGGCCACGGATGACACCGACACCTACTTCGGGGCCAACGTCATCGTGGCTGAGCCGCCGCAGGACGAGCGCGTCAGCGTCACGCTGTTTTCCACCCGCAAGACCTTCGACACCCGTGAGCAGGCGCAGACCCGCATCGAGGCCTACCTCAACAAAGGGCCGGAGTGGGCGGGCTACCTGTTCGAGAACCACATTGCGGGCCAGCGGGTGATCCAACTCTTCCAACGCCTCAGCGACGCCGTGCCCAACGTCGGCCAGACCCTCGTCCTGATCGAGAACGAAGGACTGCCCACGCAGAAGGAGCAGTACATCCGCGCCACCGCCGTGTCGGTGGTCGAGCGCAGTTTCACTTACAACACCGACCAGGACTACAAGGCGGCGGTCGTCACCGTAGCCATCAGCGACGCGCTGCGCTTTGATTTCACGGGCTCGCCCGCCAGCAGAACCTTCACGCGGGCGACCAACAGCACGAAAACGCGCGACACGGTGGTGGCCGACGCGGGCACCTACGTTGGCGTCGTGCCGCTGACACAGGCTGCCCATGTGGGCGACTTCACCATCAAGGGCGCGTCCATCTACACGCAGCTCGTGCCCAGCGCTCAGACCGAGACGCCGATCTCCTTCGTGCCACCCTACGCCGCAGCCGGGTTGCCGGTACCGGGCGCGGCACCCGTGAGCTACACGGCCAGCCACGCCTGGAACACCAGCATCAAATTCAACCTGCCGGGTGGCTGCCTGCCGGGATCGCTGTCCATCGTCACCGATGGCATCACGATCTTCGACGATGCGGGCCTGCTCAAGACCGCCAGCGGCACGCTGGGCACCATCGACTACGCCAACGGCATCCTGAGCCTGAATTCCGGCTCGATGTCCAACAGCAAGGCCATCACCTACACGCCCGCTGCACAACTACAGCGCGCGCCGCAAAGCGCGGAGATCGCGGTCACGCCGGAATCGCGCAGCCAGTCCTACGTCGGCACCGTGAACCCGGTGCCGCAACCCGGCACACTTGCCATCAGCTACATGGCGCAGGGCCGCTGGTACGTGCTGTCGGATGGCGGCAATGGTTCCCTCAAAGGGCTGGATGCCAGCTACGGCGCGGGCACTTTCAACAAGAACACCGGAGCCTTCGTCGTGACCTTGGGGGCACTGCCCGACGTGGGCTCATCGCTGATCCTGACGTGGAACGTGCCTACCCAGGAAACGCAGCAGCCAACCGCCGCTCTGAAGGCATCGCAGTCCCTGCAGCTTGCCCCGCCCGAAGGCAAAAGCGTTCAGCCGGGCACGCTCACCATCACCTGGCCACACGAGAGCGGCACGGGCACGCGCACGGCGTCCGCCACCACGTCTGGCGAGCTCAGTGGTGCTGCCACCGGTAGTCTGAACGTCGCGCAGAACCTCTTGAGCTTCGCGCCGAATGTCCTGCCGCCAGTCGGCGCACTGCTGACCGTGGACTACGTTGCAGGCCCCAAGCAGGAGGACAGCTTCGCGCACCCCTCGCGCGACGGCCAGGGCAAGGTGCCGGTGACTGCAACCCTTGGCTCCATCGAGCCGGGTTCATTGGAGATCGAGTGGAACACCCTGACGGACACCGCCGTACTCGGGGTCTACACGCTGCAGCAGATTCAGGCGATGGGGCTGGGCCTGTGGAACGGGGTCGATCCGACGCAATACGCCCGCGACGATGGTGCGGGCAATGTGCTGCGCGCAGGTCAAGTCATCGGTAGCGTCAACTACGCCACCGGGGCGGTGCAGTTCCAGCCCGACGTCTCTGTAAAGATTCCAAGTCCTGTCTACGGGGCGCAGCGCCTTGGCTGGGCGTCGGGCGTGGGCCAGATGTTCCGCCTCAACTACGGCGGCATCAGCTACGTGGATGCGCCGTCGCTCTACCCGAACGACGAGTCCGGCTACGTCAAGCTGCGCTACAACAGCGCGGGCTCGACCAGCAACCACAGCGAGACGTTCACGTTCAGCCCATCGTTTCGGCTGGTGCCGGGCGTCAACGCACAGGTGGTGACCGGTACCGTATTGCTGGCCATCGCGGGCAACCAGCCCTGGGGTGACAACGGTCAGGGCACGCTGCGCGAATTCACGCCCAGCGGTTGGGTCACGCGCGGCAGCATCAACTACCTCTCTGGTGCGGTGACGCTCACCTCGTGGTCGGCGGGCGCGACCAACAGCATCACTCGCGCCAGTTGTGTGACCACTGTGGGCGAGAACATCTCCAGCGAGTACGTGTTCCGCACCGGTGCTGCGCCACTTCGCCCAGGATCGCTCTCCATTCAGTTCGCCCGCGCGGTGGGTGGAACCCAGACCGTGACGGCAGGCATCGACGGCACGATCACCGCGTCTGGCGTCATCGGCAGCGTCGATTACGACACTGGCCTTGTGCGGGTGCGGTTTGGCACCGTGGTCACGGCGGCGGGCAACGAGAGCGAGCCGTGGTTCGACGCCGAGAACGTGCGGCCAGACGGCAAGATCTTCCGGCCAGAGCCGGTCGCGGCCTCCAGCCTGCGCTACAGCGCCGTGGCCTACAGCTATCTGCCCCTGGATGCGGCGTTGCTGGGCATCGACCCGGTGCGCCTGCCCAGCGACGGGCGTGTGCCGATCTTCCGTCCAGGAGGCTTCGCCGTCGTCGGCCACACCGGTCGCATCACCGCCTCGGTCAGCAACGGCCAGACCATCGATTGCGCGCGGGTGCGTCTTTCGCGCGTGCGCGTGGTCGGCCACAACGGCGTGGTGATCCACACAGGCTACGTTACTGATCTCGAAGCAGGCACCGTCACGTTCACCGACGTGACCGGCTACAGCCAGCCAGTGACCATCGAGCACCGCATCGAGGACATGGCCGTGGTGCGCGACGTGCAGATCAACGGCGAGATCAGCTTCACGCGCCCGCTGACGCACGCCTATCCGCTGGCCAGTCCCGGCGATCCGGTCTCTGGCAGTTTCGTCTCCAGTGCGCTGGTGGCCGGTGACCTGTTCGCCCGCGTGAACCTCGTATTCGACCAGAGCACCTGGAACGGCAGCTGGTCGGATGAACTGATCGGCAGCGCCGCCACCGCCACCTTCAACCACACCCAGTACCCGATCACGGTTACCAATCGCGGGGCGCTCACTGAGCGCTGGGTGGTTCGGATGACCAACAGCACCTCGTTCGAGGTCATTGGAGAGAACGTAGGTGTGATCGCCACCGGAAATACCAGCGCCGACTGCGCCCCCAACAACCCGGCGACCGGCGTGCCGTACTTCCGTCTGCCCGCGCTCGGCTGGGGCAACGGCTGGGCCACCGGCAACGTGCTGCGCTTCAACACCATCGGAAGCCAGTTCCCGGTCTGGGTGGTGCGCACCGTCCAGCAGGGACCGGAGTCCGTGCCCGACGACCACTTCACGTTGCTGATTCGCGGGGATGTCGACACGCCTTGATGGTGTGGGTGGCCCCTGATCTTTGAACCCTTCTCGCAGGAATTCCTATGACCGACCTGACCGTCAAATACTTCAGCAGCGGCATGACCGGCGCGCCCCAGATCGCCAACAACTGGGGTGATCTGGTGACCATGCTCGATGCGTGCCTGATCAATGGCTTCGCCCTGAAGGCCATCGACACGTTGACCTTCGCCGATGGCATCGCCACGGCGACCATTTCCTCGGGCCACGCCTATCGGCCATTTCAGGTGGTCGAGATCGCTGGCGCTGAGCAGACCGAGTACAACGGACAGTTCCGCGTGCTGACGGCGACGATGACCACGTTCACCTATGCAGTGACCGGCACGCCCGTCTCACCCGCCACGACGGCGACGAGTCTCTCGGCCAAGGTTGCCCCGTTGGGGTGGGAGAAGCCGTTCTTGGCGACTCACAAGGCTGCCTACCGCAGCAAGAACCCGCAGTCACCGCAAAACCTGCTGCTGATCGACAACAGCCTCAAGACGCCCAACTACACGACGGGCTGGGCCAAGTGGGCCAACGTCGGCATCGTCGAAGACCTGTCGGACATCGACACCATCGTCGGCGCGCAGGCTCCCTATGACCCGAACAACCCGACGCAGAACTGGAAACAGGTCACTGCCAGCCAGTGGGGTTGGTACAAGTGGTTCCACGCGCGTGGCCCCCAGTACGAGAGCAATGGTGACAGCGGCGGCGGTGGGCGCAACTGGGTGCTGATCGGTGACGACCGCCTGTTCTTCCTCTTCTGCACCAACGCGGCGGGCTACGGCTGGTATGGCCGCAACAGCTACTGCTTCGGGGACCTCATCAGCTTCAAGCCGGGTGACAACTACGCCACGGTGCTGGCTGCCGATGACAACTACTCGGGGATGAGCAACTACTGGAGCTATCCCGGCCAGTTCAGCGGCTACGGGTTGGTCTCATCCCTGGACTTCACGGGCAAGGTGCTGCTGCGCAATCACACCCAGCTCGGCAACCCGGTTCGCTTCGGCCTGACGTCCCTGAACACGAACAACGGCCAGCAGATCTGCGGTCGGGGCCCGACGCCGTTCCCGAATGGAGCCGACTACAGCTTGTGGCTGCTGCCCACCTACGTGCGGCAGGAGGATGGCCACATGCGCGGCATCCTTCCTGGAATGCTGTGGATGCCCCAGGATCGTCCGTACAGCGACCAGACCATCGTCGACAACGTCGTCGGCCAGGAAGGCAGAAGGTTCCTGTTGGTCAGGACGCAGTACAGCTCGGAAACCGAAGGCGCGCAGATCGCGTTCGACATCACCGGACCGTGGAGGTAAGCCATGAGCTACCCGCTGAGCGAGTCCTTCGCCACTGCGCCTGCCGCCGGTTACACCGCAGTCCTGGGCGGAATGTCCGCGACGCACAACAGCGCGCAACAATCCATCGACATCTCAGCTCCCAACAGCCAGTCCATCCTGCGCTTCAATGAAGCCGCCCACGGCGATTTCTGGTTCGAGGCCGACATCGAGTTGCTGACCGACCCAAGCGCCCGCAAACACATCGGCCTGTGGATGACGACCGGCAATGGTTCTGAGGGCTACCGGTTCGCCCATCTTGATGGCGTTTGGAGCGTTTCCCGCTGGAACAGTGGTTTCGGTGACGGGGCTGGGGTGACGGGTGGCGTCAATGATGGGGCGAGGCCCATCGCTGGGTTGGCCGACGTGGCGCCGACGTTCAATGTCGGCCAGCGATTGATCTTGCGCTGCGAGGTGATCACCGGAGCCTTCGACGCCAACGGCGTGCCCTGGGCGCGGTTGATCCAGTTCAAAGCGGATGGCGTGCTGATGTTCCAGGTTGGCGATGCCGCCTACCGGGGCAAGCTGATTCCTGGCGTCTTTCTATACGGAGCCACGGCACGCGTCCACGCTATCGCAGGAAACACCCCGTCCGGTTTGCCCGCATTTCCGACGACGGTGGGCGTGAACGCCGACGACGATCTCCTGCCCCTGGCTGGGGGCTCGACCTCGGTGCCGCCCAATCCCGCCGCCAACATCGGCGTCAATGCCCAGCTCGACTTGTCGCGTCTCAACAGCCCGTCGAGCAATCTGTGGAACCGAGGTGGTGGCTACAACTGGCAGTTCCATCCGATTCAGAACGGTCGCAAGAACATCCACTTCAGCGGCCACGGATTCATCGTCGGAACGGTCAAGGAGAAGGGACAACCCGACCAACCGCTGGCGCGGCGGGTGCAGCTCATCAGCGAGAACACCCGAGTCCTGGTCGCCGAGACCTGGTCAGACACCGGAGGCAACTACCGATTCGAACTGCTGGACCCGGCGCAGCGATACACCGTGGTCAGCTACGACCACAAGCAGATGTACCGCGCCGTGATCGCGGACAACCTACGCCCGGAGATGATGCCGTGACCGTTGCCATCACTGTCGAACACAACGAGGCGCGGCTGGCAGGCACCTTGGCCTTCCTCGACGCAGGCACTAATCCGGCGCGCCTGCGCATTTACGGCGGTACGCGTCCCGCCACCCCGGCGACGACGCCCGCGAGCGCGATGCTGGTCGAGATCAGACTCACCAAGCCCGCAGGCACGATTGCGGGGGGACTCCTCACCCTGACGCAACAGGAGGACGGATTGATCACCAGCACCGGCGTCGCCACGTGGGCGCGGCTGGTCAACGGCAACGAAGTCACGGCTTTGGATCTGGATTGCAGCGGTACTGACGGCGATGGCGATGTGAAACTGGCCAGCACCAACCTCTATCTGGGCGGTGACGCCCGGATGGTGTCGGCCATCCTGGGGTAAGCCGTGCCTGCCGTGTCTAACGAGGTGACCCTGGTCGCCACGTTACCCGCGCCCGCCGTCACCGTAGTCGTCGGTCCGCCCCTGGTCGATCTGCTCTTCGATCAACCTGCCGCCACCGACGCCAATTTGGTGTTCGGGGCCAACTACATCGCGCCGCGCGACGATGTGACGGTGCAGGCCACACTGCCGCTGCCGGTCGTCACGATCAAGTTCATCCCACCGGCACGGGCCGAGTTGTTAGCCCAGCTCCCGGGCCTGACGGTGCAGTCACTGGTCTTGCGCCCGAGCGTGCCCTTGAATGTGGGGGCTGGTGCTGGCGCAAGCCTGCCCGGCGTCGTGTTCACCGGAGAGGTCAGGTACGCGTCGCACACGCAGCGTCCCACGGTGGGTCGGACTTCGCACCTCTGGCAGGTGGCGAAGCAGACGGAGGACGGCGCGAAGCAGGGCCAGCAGGATACGGCTGCGACGCCCGCAGGCTGGAAGACGTTCTGGCGGCGCACGATTGCCGTGCCTCAAGGCGTCGATCATCGGTTACCCCCGGTCTTGGCCTCGCTGCCTGCGCAGCATCGAACGGGCCAGCAACAGGCTCGGCCCTTCCACGACTTGACGTGGTTCGCGCATCAGGATGGCACGTATCTCGAATTGGCTCGACTGAGCTTGTTTCAGAACGCGTCCCACCTGCGCGATACGACGGGGTTTCGTCATCAAGACGGCGACCGCACCAAGCGCGCGGGACGGGTGAGCCCTTGGCAAACCGCGCGGCAGCTCACCCAGCGCCAAGGGAGTGATTTTCAGAGTGCGAGTGCCTTCGTGTGGGGTTGGCGTGGTAGGTATCAGGATGCCGTGCCACCACCGCCGGGGATCAGCATCTGGGTGATCCCAGAGCCGCCCGCGCCGCAACCTTGCTACACGCCGAGCGCCCACCTGCTTTTCGCGGCATTGGCCCCAGCGGACAGCCACTTGCTGTTCGTTTGTGAAAACCACATCGACCCGCCACCTCCCGATGGGGAGCCGGTGGTCGTTCCCGTTCGGAGGGTGTATTTCGTGATCAACAACGTGACCCTGCACCGGCTGCCAAATGGCCTGCCGGTGCCAGTGTTCAGCCTTTCACTGGCGTTCGATGCCGCCTCCTGGACGTGGGGCTTCGATGCGCTGCTGCCCGCCGCCGCAGAAGCTCTTGTCGCCCCCGGAAGCAACGGCGGACCGGTCGAATTGGTAGCCAGCGTCAACGGCACGCCGTTTCGCGTGCTGGCCGAGAGCATCAGCCGCGAGCGTGTGTTCGGCGACGCGAGCATCCGCATCTCCGGAAGAGGGCGCAACGCCGTACTGGCCGCGCCCTATGCCCCGGTGATGAACCTCCAGCAACCGCAGGCGCGCACGGCGCGGCAGTTGATGGACGACGTACTCACGCTCAACGGCATCCCGTTGGGCTGGAACATCGATTGGGGCCTGACCGACTGGAACGTCCCTGCCGGGGTGTTCACCCGGCAGGGCACGTGGATGGAAGCTCTGGTCGCCATTGCTAGTGCGGCCGGGGGTTACCTGATCCCGCACCCATCCGACCAGAGCATCCGCGTGCGCCACCGGTATCCGGTCGCGCCGTGGGAGTGGAACACCGTCACGCCAGATTTCGTGCTGCCCGTCGATGCGGTGGCCCGCGAATCGCTGCGCTGGGCGGAGAGGCCCGCCTACAACCGCGTGTTCGTGTCCGGCCAGGATGTCGGTGTGCTTGGGCAGGTGAGTCGGGCTGGGACTGCCGGGGATGTGCTGGCCCCGATGGTGGTCGATGCGCTGATCACCGAAGCCGCTGCGGCGCGCCAGCGGGGCATCTCGGTTCTAGCTGATACCGGGCAACAGATCGAGGTGACCCTGCGCCTGCCGGTGCTGGCCGAGACGGGAATCATCGAGCCGGGTGCGTTCGTCGAGTACCAGGACGGCAGCGTGACGAGGCTGGGCATCGTGCGCTCGACGCAAGTCGAGGCAGGAATGCCGGAGGTCTGGCAGACCTTGGGGGTGCAGAGCCATGCATAACCTCTATGAGCAGTTCCGCCAACTTATCCCTGAGCAGCCATTGCAGGCGGGCACGGTAGTGGGCGTCGGCTACGGCGTCGTGACCGTCGCCTTGCCCGGCGGCGGCTTGATCCGCGCACGCGGCAGCGCTGCCATCGGCCAGAAGGTGTTCGTGCGTGATGACGTCATCGAAGGCGGCGCACCCAGCTTGACGCTGGAAATCATCGAAATCTGAAACCTATCTTCCTGATCACCCCTGAACCCGCCTTGGTGCCACGTGCATCAGGCGGGTTTCGCATTTCTGGAGACCTGCAATGACCGAACCCGAACACCAACCCGCCGCCCTCGTGGAAAACATGCTCCTGTTGCGCCGCGAGGACTTCGACGAACTGCTCGACCGTGCCGCCGAACGCGGAGCCGAGCGTTGCCTTGCCCATCTCGGGCTGGAGAACGGCAGTGCGGCGAAGGACATCCGCGAACTGCGCGATCTGCTGGAAGCGTGGCGCGATGCCCGCCGAACGGCGTGGCAGACCACCGTCAAGGTCGTGACCACCGGCATCCTGGCCGCGCTGCTGGTGGGGGCTGCCATCAAGTTGAAGCTGATGGGAGGCGTGCAATGACTGCCAAGCCGAAGATCTGCCTACTGGACGACTGGCGGCGCGTGTTGCGACGGGCCTGGAGCATCCGCTTCTCGCTGCTGGCCGCTGCCTTCACGGCGGCGGAAGTCGTGGTGCCGCTGTTCGGGGACGTACTACCGCGCGGCGCGTTCGTGCTGCTGGCCTTTGCCGCCAGCATCGGCGCAACCGTAGCTCGCATCGTGGCTCAGCCGGAGATGCACCGATGACCCGGCCACCATCACCAGCGATACGCAGGACGGTGGCCGGACTGACGCTGTCCGCTGCCGCCCTGGTTGGCATCGTGCTGCACGAGGGCTACACCGACCGTGCAGTGATCCCCGTCAAGGGCGATGTACCGACCATTGGTTTCGGCACCACCACCGGGGTGAAGCTGGGCGACACCACCACGCCGCCAAAGGCGCTGGCTCGGGCACTTACCGACGTGCAGCAATTCGAGGGGGCGCTCAAGCAATGCGTGACCGTGCCCCTGGCCCAGCACGAGTACGACGCGCTGGTGAGCTTTTCTTACAACGTCGGCAGCCGCGCGTTCTGCCAGTCCACGCTGGTCAGAAAACTCAACGCCGAGGACTACGCGGGAGCCTGTGCCGAGCTGCTGCGCTGGCGCTTCTTCCAGGGCAAAGACTGCGCACTGCCCACCAACGCGCGGCTGTGCGGCGGGCTGGCTACGCGGCGAGAAGCCGAATACCGGCAGTGCATCGGGGAGGCGTCGTGAGCGTGATTCCGTGGCCGTACCGGCTGCTGGCCCTGGCGGCGCTCGGCGTCGCTCTGGTTGGCTTTGGCTGGATCAAGGGGGCGAGCCACGTTCAAGCGCAATGGGATGCCGCCATCCAGCAGCAAGCCCTACAGACCGCCGCCGCCCGCGAGCGGCAGGCGCAAGCCACCGTCAAGGTCGTCACCCAGTACGTCGACCGTGTCCGCGTCGTCCGCGAGAAGGGCGACACCATCATCAAGGAGGTTCCCGTCTATGTGCCCGTTCAAGCCGATGCTGCTTGCACTATCAACCGTGGCTTTGTGCGCCTGCACGACGCTGCCGCCGCCGGTGAGCTGCCCGAGCCC